AACAGTAATCTTGCAACGCAGGGTCTTGCGAACTTGATCAATCGCTGTCGGTATATGTTTTTAAAGACGGACGATCAGTCATACACCACAGGTAACGTCAAGAATTTCAAAGACCGCCTGCGGGTAATGTCAAAAATGCAGGACAACTTTATGTTTACGCCGATCAAGGCGACGGAAGATGTTCTAAAACAAGAAAGCACTTTGACCGGTTTTTCAGAAACGACAGAATTTCTTTACGAGGTAATTTCTGCCAAAACATCAATTCCGATGACTGAATTGATGGGAACCAGCGCTAAAGGTTTAAACGCTACTGGCGAAGGAGATCGGCGCGCTTGGTATGATCGTGTGACGGCATTAAGAGCATCTATTCAAAATCAGCTTGAAACAATGTTAGGTATTATTGCCGGACAGGACGATGGTGTTTTCAAAGAAGTTCATTATCGCTTTAATGCTCTTGAAACGCCTACGGAACGTGAGACGGCGGAAATCCGTAAAGCAACACTTGAGGTAGCAAAAGCCATTATCGAAGTCGGGGGAGATCAGGAACAGACATTTGATTGGTTGAAGAAGCTTGATTTTATGGGGCTTGACAGCGTGGGTTTTGACGCAGAAAGCTTCGACAATGATCCTTTTGTTGACGGCGAACCGGAGGGATCGGAAGCGTTCAGCCAGAACGCCGAAGATTTCGAGGGAAAGCATAAACGCGACAAAGACGGGAAATTCACTTCCGGCGGCGGAGCAGGAAGCCAAGCCGAAGAAGAAACGTCTGAAAGTGATTCTGATATTCCCGAAGAATGGGGAAAAGAATATATCGGCGTCAAAGGAAAAGCTGCTGTCGATTTATTGCTTAAAGAAAAGCAAGGTTTCGTAAAAGACGCTTTTTCACGCAAAGAAATTGGTGGAATTTCTTTACCTTGGGGAAAAGAAGGCAGACCAAATACAAAAGAAGGATATGGCCTTGCTCATATTATCCGCAGGAGAAAAGAAGAACATCAAGATTTAGAAAAAATCTTAAATGATTTAGAAAAAGTTATCTCTACCGGGGATTTGTCTTTTAACCCAGAAACAAAACGTTTTGAAATAACTGACGGTAAAGTTAAAGCTATTGTTTCTCCTACGTTTGGAAACAAAAATAGCACGTTTTTATTAACGTCATTTGAGGAAAAATAAAAAAACAAAGGCGGCTGAGGACGTTTGCACTATATCAACCTTTAAGACCGACAGACCCCATTCTACGGTCACCTTTGCTTTTATGACTTCATTATAAGGCTATTTTCCTGCAAAGTAAAGGTGACAATATGTCAAAAATGACGCCTAAAAAGGCGCAGTGGTTCAATCGTCGCTCTAAAATGTTCGGTGGCTATGCCACAATGTCGCCGATTAACACAAACAAGGCGGCGGATATTTATTACAGGAAATCCGCCGATGCATTGTTACAGGCGTTTCTAAACGCTGCGATCCGCGATGTTCGGAAGCACTACGATACCGTTTATTCTTCAAATGCCGCAGATAAACCGGTGAAAAGTCCGTCAAAAGTCGGGATGGCTTTTCGTTATATCCGCGGTCGTCAAATGGATTTGTTTACACAAAAAGCAGAGCAGATTGTCATTCGATACGTCGGAAAGGTTGGAAAGCAGGCGAAAAATAACGTGCAGAGCGTTCTTGAACGGTTTTTCGGGCTTAAACTCGCTATTCGCTATAATGCCGAACGGTACGACGAAATGTTGAAAGTGATAATTCGCAGAAATGTCGAGCTTTTGCGTAACACGGCATCGCAGGTTATCGACAACGTTCAAAGCATTGTTACGGACGCCATGACGACAGGCCAAGGCTGGGTGGATATTGAACACGCTTTGAAAATGCAACACGAAATCGCAGAAAATCGCGTAAAGCGTATTGCCCGCGACCAAACTGCAAAAGCGACAGAAGCAATCAACATTATGATGCAACGGGCAGCCGGCGCTGAATATTTCGAATGGTCAACGTCAAAAGACGAACGAGTCTCGACAGGATTCGGCGGACATAAGCAACTGGATGGTAAGATTTACCGGTACGACGAGCCGGAACGTTACCCGATTATTGACAGTTACGGAAACAGAGGATTGCCGGCGCAGCGTGTTAATTGCCGTTGTACCGCTTTGAGCGTTTTCATTATGGACGGATATCAAGCGAAATGGTCGTCGTCCGACGAGTGCTATAAAATCGTAAAGGAATAAAGGCAATGCTCCAGTACAGAACTCGGATAAACAACGAGGCGTCTTATCGTCATTATGACGAAAACGGTTTTCTAAGCGTTGATAAATCACCGATCCTTTCAACGGATGTTCTGGAATATCTTGGAAAAGAATTCGGGATTGACGAAGTTGCTGGCGTCAAAATCGAGCCGGAAAAAATCTACAAAGTCCGTATTCCGCGCGAAGAATTGGAAAAGGCGGCGGCGTCTTTCGAATTGTTACCGATCGTTGACGGTCATCAATGGCTTTCCGGCGGTTTAGATGACGGTGACGCGAAAAAATATCAAGAGGGAACAACTGGAACAGGAGCTTACGTCGCTGAAGATGGTAAGCTTTTCGTTCCTTTGAAATTCACCGGAAAAGGAATTCTTGAACACCTGAAATCAGGAGTTGAAGAACTGTCGGCCAGCTACAGCCACAATCTCCGCTTAGACGATACGGGGACGGCTGATTTTGTGGCTGTCGATATTATGGGGAATCATGTCGCCTTAGTTGAGCGTGGACGGTGTGGTTCTGAGGTTCGTGTTTTTAACAATAACGAGGTTGATAAAATGAGAGCAAAAAATGAAATCGCCTTGCTGATTGACGGAAAGAAAATTGATCTTGCAAAATTCTTTTCCGAAGAACAGCAGGAAGACGCGCATCAGGACGGATCAATTACAGACAATGAAGAAATCGATAAAAGAAAGGTCATTGATGAAATAGGCGGGATTCTTAAAGAAAAAGGTATGGATCAAGAAATTATTCGTACGGTTATCGGTTTGGCTGAAAAGCTGTCCTATGACAAATCTGAGGCTGGAACGTCAGATAACGAATGCGACATTAAAAATGAAGATCCGGAAGTTGAAAAAGAAGACGATGAAAAAGAAGAAAAGACAAAATCAGAAAATGCCGCAGTTCTTATCAGCGCATTGAAAAAGGAAATGGCTGAAAATAACGCAGCTTTGCGACGCGCTTATAATTCAGCCGTTGAATTGACCGGGGAAGACTTCCCGGCAATCGGTCTGTCAGTTAGGCAGATTTACGAACATGCACTGAAATCGCGTAATATCGAAACGTCGAACCGTTCCACACCGGAATTGGCGGCGATCTGCGAAACGTTGAAAAGCGTTCGCGTTGATAACTCTTTTACGCCGTCCACGGCCGCTACGGTCGCGGAAGACGAGGTCGAAATCAATATTAAATATGGGGGATTAAAATAATGGGTTTTCAGAAACAAGCTTA